AAAGTCTCTACCGGCGACCGGATATTCAAGAACGCATTCATAAATACCGTTGCGTTCCTCGGTCACTTCACAACGAAGAGCATCTTTTAAAAATGCAATTTTCGTATTTAAGTTTAACAATAAAATTGGAGTCATTATATCGTCCTCCAGTTTGGAAATACTGTTGCGGACTTGGCGCCGATAACGCAAATCGTGTTGTCACCGGGTGCAAGCTCTGGCCATGTATCAGATCCATACCCCGAATTAAAGTTAATTCCGCTTGCATAGCAAGCCTCGGAAAGACTGTCAATGTTTACCGAGTTATATCCTTTCGGAAACGTGTAAATAAAGCTCTTATCATTAACTTTTATCGTAACGGCACCACCAAGACGATCGGCAGCGGTGATATAAATCCTTGGCAAAGAAGAGTGCTCATAAGGATTGGTTATGGTTGTTACTTCACTTGAATTAGTCGACACTGTCATGCCGAGCTGTCCCATAAGGCTATACCTGTGCGGTTCGCAGTCAAATTGAACGCTTGCGTGACCTACGTTCAAAAGGTCTTCTTCAAACGATATGGCGTTTAGAATAGCTGCGTAACGAAAGAAATCAGGATCATATGAATCTGCCAAAATCTGATATCCTTTCTGAGACAACATTTTTCTGACTTTCGCAATATTAGCGTCTATATCGGCGCAACCGACTTTATAAGTTTTTGGAATGTTTAAAAAACAGCCGTTGTCTTGGATCACGTCGCCGGAGCGCCCCGGAACGTGTGTTTTCGTGACGTCGCGAAGCGGAACTGTCGGAGACGGTCGCTTTTCAATGTAAAGTCCGCAGTCATTGTATGAAAACATTTCGCCGAATTGGAATTGATTTATTTTCATGCAAACGCCTCCATTTTTCTCTTAACATTGTTATAAATCTGTCTGCTAAGCTCTTCGGCCGCACTCTCAACGTTAAAGTCTTTTCCGGGCGTACCGCCGAGAGAAATGTTAAAGTTAAAATTAAATATTCTTCCTGCTGCGTTGTTGTTGTGAACAGTCGTTTCTACTGATGCGACCTGGCTTTGCACTGCAGTTTTGAGCCGAACGCCTACATCGCTGTTAATGCTCGTCGGCAGGATATCTTTTATCTTTTCTTTTACCTTCTTCATCGACCGGGTAAAGCCTACGCCGAATCCTTGTCCGGAATAGTCGCCGAGCGACGCGAAAACAGTTGACGGCGAATGAATGCCAAGCTTGTTTTTCAGTGCGTTTACAACTGTGTTTCCGAGGTTTTTCACTTTGTCGACAACAAGATGAAGCGAATTCTGCAAGCCTCGAATAAGTCCGAGAATGAGATTTTTGCCGATCTCGGCAAAAATTGTTGACGGAGAATGAATTCCAAAAACCGCTTTTATGTTGCTTATTATAGTTTTGCCGAGCTGCTTGATTGTTGATAAGATAAGCCCTCTGTTGTTCCACAAGCCTTTAATGAGGCCTTTGATCAATTGTAGGCCCGCGTCGATGATCTGCGGCATCATCTGCAACAAACCCGAGGCGATTTCGAGCGTGATCTTTATTGCGGCATCGATGAGCTTTTGAAGCTGTTCCGGATTGCGAAGCATTCCGACAATCGAATCAACGAGATAAAGTGTTGCGTCTATGATTGCTGTAATAGTGTCGTCCTCAGTGAGCGCTTTAGCAAGGGTGGAAACAATAGTTGTTGCCGCTTGAATGATTGGTTTGAGGTTCTGCATTATTCCGTTCACAAGCTGATTGATGAGCTCAGACACCACCGGAATGAGCTGCGGAAGCAGCGTTGTGACTGTTTCGGAGAGCGCAGGACCTATGTTTTTGACGATTGTAACTATTCTCGGGATTATGTTTTTCCCTGCGGTTATAACGCTGTCAGTAAAGTTACCGACAAGCTGCTTGATGTTAGCATTTTCGTCGGCAAGACCCGTAATGAGGTTTTGAAAAGTTGATTTGACTGCTTTGATCGAGCCTTGAATTGTTGTTGACGCTTCTTTTGCTGTCGTTCCGGTGATACCGATATTTGTTTGAATGACGTGTATAGCTTGATATACGTCGTTCAGATTCGAAATGTCATACTTCTGACCCGAAAGTTTTTCGGCATCAGCAAGCAAGCGCTCCATCTCTTTCTGTGTGCCGCCGTAACCAAGCTTGAGGTTGTCAAGCATGGTGTAATTTTGCTTTGCAAAGCCTTGATAGGCGTTCTGAATTGACGACATGTCAGTTCCCATTTTATTGGCATTGTCTGACATATCTGTGATAGCCATATCGGCAACCTGCGCAGCTTTTGCCGTGTCACCGTTGAGGCTCTGGAGCAAGCTCGCCGAAAAGCTTGTTACTGTTTCCATGTACTCATTCGCCGTCAAGCCGGCTGTCTTGTATGCGTTGTTTGCATATTTAACAACCTCATTTGATGAGCTTTTAAAGAGCGTCTCGACGCCACCAACAAGCTGCTCGTAATCACCGAAGCCTTCGATTGACGCCTTAACAGCTTTTGCGACGCCTTTGCCGACGGCAACAGCAGTGGTACCGAGCGCTGCCATGCTGGCAGCTGTAGCTTTAAACGTGATTTTCGCAAGCTTACCGGCAGCGGAAACGATACTTCCAAGCCCTTTAACGGCAGGCGGCATGTTATCTTTCATTTCTGAAATTTTTGATTTAATGTCTTTGAATGCGGTTTCGACTTTTTTTAGTCCTTTGGTCTGCTTTTCGACGTCACCAAGATGGTCGTTCATTTTAGCAAGTTCCGCTTCCGCTTCATTAAGTGAAGCCTTCCACTTGTTGACTTCTTTTGAATTTTCGCCGTATTTTTTTGTCGCGCTCTCAACAGCTCCGCGGAGCGTGTTGATTTTAGCTGTCTGCTGTTCAATCTGACTTTTAAGATTTTTCTTTTCAGCAGTAAGAGCTTTTAAGCTTTTGGAGTTGCTGCCAAACTCGGCCGTGCTTTTCTTCATTTCGGAGCGGAGAACTTTCATCGAAGAATTGATATCGGAAATTGCTTTTCGATATTCTTTTTCTCCTCCAAGCTTGATCGTTGCACCTATTGTTTTACTTTTTGCCACCGTTTTCACCTCCTAAGCCGTAAAAATCAATGTATTCATTGTATAGAGCGATTATTTCGCTCGGCGTCATGTGCCATGTTTCAGCCGTAGAAAAACCGAGTACGCATTTTCCAATAAAAAACAATCGTTTAACGCTTACTCGGTTTTCGAGTTTTTTGCTTCCGGCAATTCTCCGAATTCTTCAACCATCTCGTCAGTGACAACTATTTCATTGCCCTCATCGTCAATCTCCGGTGAGCTACTCTCCGTAGAAAGTCCTAAAACCTCTTCCATTGCTTCCGAATAATATTCGAGGTTTCCATTTCCGATTAGCAATCCGAAATATTCAAGCGGAATAGCTTTTTCATGCTCACCGTTTTTGAGATTTTTTCTTGCAATCGCATCATTGACAAGCCAAGAGATGATCTTTTTAGTGCCGGTTACACTTTCAAGCTCTTTTTCTGAAAGGTTTTCCACTTTTTCAATGACATCTAATGATGCGGCTACGTTATATATTTTGCCGTCAAATTCAAGCTCGACGGTTTTTAATTCTGAGTCAGTTATGTGTGCTTTCATATAAAGTCAGGGCGCATTAAAGCGCCCTTACCCACCTTTCTTATTCTGTCTGTGCATTCGTGTTGCTCTCACCGGGGATCGTGCCACTGTCTCCGGTTGACGCCGTAGTAAAAGCGGCGCTTGTCCGTGCGACAAGTTCAGCGAGAACCTTTTTAGCATCCGCAAGAGTTTTAAGCTCGAAAACTCTTGTCCTCCACTTTCCGTCTATGTCTTTGTAGGCCTTTCCGGAAATGGTAGGCGTTGAGAATGTAATGTTTTCGCCCTTCGTCTGGATCTTATCTTCGGGTAGCTCGAACTTGACTCGGTGCAGCATATATACATTGTAGGATGTTGTGCCATCCTTAATGGATGCATATATGAAACCATATGTGCCATAGTTAGAATCTGTGCTTCCGTCCTCAGTGACAAAAACTGCGGTATATCCCTTGAGCTCGTTTTTTTTGAGACCAAAAATCTCAACAGCCGCTTCAAGCGCGATTTCGTCAATGTTGAGCGTGACTTCTGCGCTGTCAAACTCTCTGATCTGCTCGGCGATTTCATCATCGGCATACAGAAGAGCTTCCTTGAAATTTGGCTTGACTGTTACTTCAATCATCTTGCCGATCGTTACAGCATCGCCGACGTTTTTTGAGTCAGCAAGCTTATTTGACGTGCATTTTGCAAATGTCGAACCGCAAGCTTTGAATTTTGCCATATCTTATTCCTCCGTTTCGTAATCTTCGCTGAGGGCTGAGACCTCAGCGATATAATGTGTGTAATTTGTTTCGGTTTCGTATTGCTCATAAACGTCGCCAACGGCGAAATCTGCGCTTTTGAGCAACTTCAAAAGTTTTCTTTTCTTCTGAGATTGTTTGCTTTTCACAAACAAATGAACGTTGCATTCGCATATAGTGATCTGAGTTTCATTGTCGGCCGACATTTCAGGACTTTCAACAATACCCTCATAAATACCGTAATCCTCACCGTCACCTTGGTAATAGCCCGGGTAGAATGTTATATTCAATTCTGAAAGCGTTCTGTCTAACTTTTGAATAAGTGTCATAGTTCTGTCTCCCTGTTGTAAACTTCGCTCATCTTGTCAAATACGGCTTTTTCGGTGTCTTTGATGACTTTTTCGATAATCGGTGTAGGCTTTTGGCCGTGCGAATTGCCGAATTCAAGAGAAGCGAGCTTCTCCATGTTGCGAACCGCCTTTTTGCGGGTATAGGCTTTACCGTTTTGGGCAATTGTTGTCGTGCTTTTGCCTGTCGGACGAACTACAACGACTTTGTCACCGCTTTTGTTTTTCTTAGGCTTAGTCGGTCTTACGGAGTTAACAAGCTCGGCGGTTTGCCTGTGTATATTTAGCTCACTTTTCATTGAGCTTACAACGATTGGACTTGCTTCTTTCAGCATTTTTTCAGAAACTGTCTCTGTGTCCGAGAGCTTCTCTAAGTCCTTAAAAATGCTATCGTCAAAATCAAGCTGAAAATCCGCCATATAAGCACCTCATGTCCGAGCACGTAAGTTCAATTGCATCTTCATTCAAGCTGTACGATTCTTTGATCTCAAAGCATTTGCTTTCAAATCTTAAGAATTGTTCGCCACGGTACTCGGCTTTCTGAACTTTCACCGTGAGCGTTGCGTCATAACCGCGGCGATACGCCGAGTCTTTCTGCTGACGCTTGACTGATGACACTTCAGCAAAAGTCTCTGTTTCAGAAACAATGCTGAGGGTTGGGTAGCCCTCAGCGTCTTTTACAATTTTTCCTTCAATCAGCGTCACGACATCATCCATCTGTATCATCGTCAGCCCTCCTATAGCTCTGTGCCGTCATCAGCGTTGATTTGACCGCATTATAGCGCTGATCGTACAGCTTAGCTTCTTCGACGTCGCGCGTATATCGAGCGCGACACCAAAGCTTAACGGCATTGATGATGTTCCTGTCAAGTGCATTGTCGTCATCAGCCGATATGCCGCACAAGCCCATGTCGGCAAGGCAAGAGTCGATGCTATCCGAAATGTCCTCGTCAAGCTCGGCATGTCTGATTCTCAAATCCGTTTTGACCTTTTCGACTACAATCGGACTCGCCATGATAAGCCTCCGATCAAGCTGAAGCCGGAATTGTCAGTGCAACAAAGCCATTCTTCGCAACGACATCTGCGCCGAGGCTGACAGATCCGAGAATAGTATCCATAAGCGAAGTGAATGCGAACTCCTCAGAAACCTTGACCTTATAATCAGTGAAAAGATCAAGCTCAAGGCACTGCGGATTGCCGTAGAACATTGTCGGTATTGCTGCTGAACCCTGAGCTGTATCTGTGCAGGCTGCAAGCTCGGAGCAAATACAATACTTGATCGCAAGTCCGCCGTCCTTAATGATTCCAATGTTCGGGTTTGAGCCGTCCGGAACGATCTCATAAACCTTCTTCTTGTCCTGTGTTCCTCGAATTTTGCCAATGGCGCGGAGATCTTTCTTGTTGAGGAACAAAACAGCGTCGCCTGCGATGCTTTCATCTCCGCCGTATTCGAGGATAAGATCTGTGAGGGTGTTCTCATCGCAAATGCCTTTCTTCGTCGACGAAACAGATGCATTGATTGTCTT